CGCTGTCTTGAACTGCTGTGTCGTACCGTTGAGTTGAGCTCCGAGATTGTTCAGCCCGTTGACCGCGCCACTGACGTCGGCGCTCACGCTGACGAACAGATCAGCTATGGACGTCGCCATTTACGTCTGCTCAACCAGCAGCGAGCACAATGCGCTGATGCGCTCGCTCATAGCCACCGCTCTCCTGCTGCTCTTCGCTACCGCATGCGCGGCCTCATCGGCCGCCACGGCTCCTACCGCCCCCACCAGCGCGGCGACTCGCCCGCCCACTGCCGTGCCGGCCACCGCTACTCCGTCACCCGACTATCGCGCTATGCGATCGAAGATCGAGGGACCGCTGGCGTCGATGATCGTCGCGCTGCGAGCCGGCGACCACGGCAATGCCGCGGCGTTCTACGCTCAGTTCAACGCCGCGGCAGACGAGGTCATGCCGAAGCTTGACCTGGACCTGTCCTACAACGGCAACCTGCTGCATTCGACCATCGTCAACGTCCGCGGACATCCCAACGACCTGTCCGCGCTCGAATCTGACCGGCGCTCCCTGCTCACCGATTTGCAGTGAGCTACGCCCGCATCCTGCTCGCGATCGCACGGGCGTTGGCCTTATTCTCGGCGCGCTGTCGAGCCTGCTCCTGCTCGCGATGCTCAAGTTGATAGAACCCGGCCCACTCGGCGAACTCACGCGCCGACATCCGTCGCAAGAGTTCCGCCCGTGTCATCTTGAGCTCCCGCGCCAGGAAGAACTCGAATCGTTTGACCGGGTTGAGCGCGAACTCTTTTATCAGCCTCCGCGACTGCCAAATCTGACAGTCCGGAGGCCTCCGAGATCGATTTGATGATCCTGGCGATCACGACTGCTGACTTGTCGAGCACCCGCTCGTAATCGTCGAGATCGAACTTTGGCTCGATCACCCCTTCGACAAAGAGCAGTGCCTCTAACTTCTGGTTATCAGTCGTGTCCTTGCCAAACCGATCCCTGGTGGTAGCTGAACGCAGCATACGGTCGGTCTGCTTTTTGGTGAAGCTGCGAATCCGCACCGACCCGCCCCACTCCGGTACGTCCACGGTGCGCTCTTCGATATCCTGCGCCTTCCAGATTTCGTCGGCCGTCAGGATGTGCGGCGGGTCAGTCTCGAATGCCATGTGCCCTCCTCGGGGAGATGGTGTTTCCCAATTGGTTACGAGTCAGTGATCGTTCCTGCCACGGCGAGCTCGGCCGCCCACGTCGCGGTGTCGTCGCCTGGCGTGGTCACCGTGTACGACGCCACATAGGCGCTGCCGGCGATGGTCCTGCCACCAGCACCGGCCGGCTTGTGGCTGAACGCTGAGGTCGCTGGAGTCGTGGCCAGCATCAGTCCTGAGACGAGTGCGTCTAGAGTCGGATCCCATCCACCCTCAAGACTGATCGTCCCAGAGTAGGCGCCAACCAGTTTGGTCGCGGCAGAGCCGCCGATGGGCTTGATGTCCTTGATGTCGCGGGTGATGTCAACTTTGACGCTCGTCGTGTACGCGGATATGTCGGTCCCTCCGAGCGAGAAGGTTGCGACGTTACCTGAATTGAAAGCCACGGCTTACCCGACCCTTCTTTCTGCAGAGGATCGAGCGAACGCATCGTCGTGCGGTGGCTCTGTGCTTTGCGAAGCCTCTATCGGAGGCGTGGCGCCAAGTGTCCACATGCTGCCACGCGGCAGGTTGTATCGCTGCTCGATCGCAGCGACGCAAGTCAGCAACCCTCGCCTGATCTGGACCCACATCTCGCGATCTCGATCCGTCACTGGTCAGCCGGCTGGAACCGAATACGGTAGAACCCGCCCAGATACACCACCGGAATGCCGTTCACCGAATCCTTGCGCTGGTGCGGCTGCTCGCGGTTGCACGAGGTGATCCGCACGTCTCGGATGATGGTGCCTTGCGTTGGCACCGCGAGCACCGCGTCGATGCGGTCCGCGATTCCCTCGATCGGGTTGTAGGAAGAGCCGTCTCCAATCGCACGCACCAGGTAGAGCACACTTGAGAGCCGCGCGTTGAAGGTCAGCAACTTGTCGGAACCGCCCAGATAGGCAAAGACCACCATTGGCGCCGGCGCGCTTTCCGGCGCCTCGTCGGCGTAGATCCGATGGCTGACTGCCGACGACAGCACCGCGTCGTTGTCGAGCACCCCCCACATCCACTGATCGACGCGAGAAAGGTCCGCGGTCATACATTCGCGATGCTCGACATGCTCGAAATAAAGGTGTTCTTGTTGGGCTCGATGGACGGGAACAAAAAGGGATGAGGCGCCATGTAGCGCGTGCCCAGCTCATTGAAGAGCCCGTACTGAACGGCGACGCCGACGATGTCCGCATACGCGGTATCGGGTGGCGGCCCGGTGATGTACTGGGCGTTGTGCGGCGTCACCTCTTGCTGGATCTGCGCGAGCGGGTTCAGCGAGCTCGCCGCGCTGGCGTGCTGACCGTAGTCGCTTTCGTTCGGCGTGCTCACGTAGATACTCTGCGACAGCGCTCCGGTGCGGCGTGGTGCGATCTCGCGTGACAACTCCTGAATGCTGCGGGCCGTCTCGTCAACCGCGGCCGAAGCGTTGGGGCCGAGCTGGCCGATCAATCTGACCAGCTTGACGTTGTTGAGCGTCACCGAGACGGACATCAGATCAGGCGGTGCCCAGCGAGATAACCCGCGCGGTCACCGAGGTTCCCGAGCTGAAGTCGATGTAGACGAAGTTGCTGCCGTCGTTGAAGAGCGTCTTGTCGAACGGCCCGCAGACCTTGGTGGTGGCGTTGGTGACGTTCACCACCAGGTCGGCGATCGCGTACTGGACCACACCCACGGTGTAGACGCCGTTGGTGGTGAAGGTCGCGTTGATCGGGCTGGCCGCGCCGTTGGTGATCTCGATCAACTCGCGGCCGGTGTTCACGAACTGATTGCCGTTGCCGGCGTCCACCGCGGCTGAGGCCGGCAGCACAGTCCCGGCGGCGGCGGTGCTGGTGACGGTGAGAGTGGTCCTGGCCATGACTTACGCTGCTGCCTCCTCTAGCTGACTGCGACTGACGACCGAATGGCACGTCGGGCAGACCACCGAATTTTGATAGCGCCCACAGTTCGAGCAGAGCCAGTCGGGAGTTTCCCCTGTATCGACCAGGCTTTCGACCTCGCAGTGGGCGCAGGCGACCATCCGCGGACCACTCGGCTCAGTGACTTCTGGTGTCTCGGTCATTTACGTGATCTCCTGGCAGATGACTTGTTGAAGGACGTCGAGCGTGCCGATCCCCGCGTTCACAACTTCAAGCGTTTTTTCGCCGACGATCAGCCGGTCCGTATTTTCCAGCACCACGTCAAACGGCACCGACACAATCCAGAAGGCCACCCCGAACACGCGAGGTTGGAATTCCACCTCGCGCGGCCTCACCTGATACGCCTTCAGACGACAGAGAGTCGTACCGGACGCAATGTAGGCGTCGACTGAGCCGCCAGACGTGTCGGGTACGCGGATCTTCCGCATGATCGTCGCGGTTTCACTCAAGGTCGTGACGCCGATGGCGCGCATCCGTTCGAGCGATCGCGGAAACGGCATCAGAACACCGACATCGCTCTGTATCTCGCGAGGATGTCCATGCCGAGCTGCGGCAATTTGTCCTCGGCCGGCTCGATGGCGTACTGCTGATCCACGCTGTACTTGCCCACGCCAGACATCGTCATGTCCATGATCGGCCGCGCCATCAACTCGCTGACCATCAGACAGAGCTCGCGGATCTCTGACGGCCGCGTGGCCGTTGTGCAGAATCCGAACGAGCCGGTGATCTGGACCGACTCTTCCCAGAACGGGAACAGGAACCGACCGTTGGCGACGTTGCGATTCAGATAACGGTACGGCCAGCCGTTCGCCGGCGCGTTCCGCGGACCGAGCCAGTAGTCGCTGCCGGCCGTCCAGACTTGCTCGTACACACCGTCGCCATCTTCGTCGGTCGCCACGCTGGTGACGGTTAGCACGTCGTCGAGCTCGATCCGGCCAGGGATCCCGGACGGATACTCGGTCGCTTCGAGCGCGAGCGGTCGAGCGGCCCGGTCATCCCAGAAGCGGCCGTAGCGCGACTGCGGACTGTAGTACCGCGTCTCAGTGCTGGCGTAGAAGCGATGAGCGGTCTGGCGATCGATCCAGCGCGACGCGGCCTCGACGATCTGCACCAGCGAACCCTCGCGGGTATCCTCCACGCCCATGCCGAGCCGGTCCATCAGGTCCAGAACTGCCGCGTACTCGTTCGCCACCGTCTGTCACTACTCGGACGCGCCGACTGGTGCCGGATGGCCTTCTCGCTGGGCCGAGAGGTCCGGCAACCAGCACGATCCGCAGCTATCGCAGTGCCAGCAGCCGTCCTTGAAAGGATTGGTGCTGTCCTTGTGCGCGATCAAGGGTTGATTGCAGAAAGGACACGCCGGCGGATCTTTGGCTTTAGTGGGCATCGATCGCCTCTTTGATCCTGGTCATGTTGCTGATGCTGATCGGCACAACACCGTAGTGATCCAGCTTGATGCTCGGATCGACCCACACCCCAAAGCCGAGATCACGCGCCAGCTCACAAAGGTTGTAGTCCTCGGTCAGCTCGTTGAAACCGCCAGCCGCCTCATCAGGCACCACGCGGAACGAGAAGATCGGCCAGTACGACCACGGCTGATTGCCGTGAATCAGCGGCAGCGTCGGAATCAGCTTGTCTAAGACTTTGCGGTGCACGGCCATGAACCCGGTGCCGGCCTGGCGAACCTGGAATGGCTTCTCGCCCTGCCCAAACATGACCGACGCGGCGCCGAACGTGCGAATCGCCAGATTCGATCCGTCGCGTACCGGATAGGCCGCCGCGATGATGTCGCAGCCTTCTCGGCAGCGTGTCACCAATCGATCAGCTTCGTCCGGCGTAAAGGTGATGTCTTCGTCAATCATCAGGAAGACGTCGTCCGCGGTATCGGTGTACCAGCGCGACGCCGCGATGTTGCGCGCTCGCAGCAACCCGGCTTCCGACGCCGTGAACTCGCGCCAGCCGAGCGGGTTCAGCGGGTTGACGGTCAGCAACGCTACCACCGAGCGATGCGTCGGCATGGTGATCGAGCGAAAGCTGACCGGGATGATCGCCGTGCTCACGCGATTTTCTAGCGCCTTGCGCTGCCAGACGCGGATCCGACCCTCTTCGGCGATCTTGTCCCAGCCGTGGCGTTCCATGCAGCGACCCGTGCGCCACCCTCGATTCTGCGGCAGATGCAGCGGTGTACCGCAGTCGAAGGTGGCGCAGGTTTCGAGGAGTACCGCGCCGATCTGAGCACGGCTAGCGATGTAGCCGAGGAACGCTTCAGGGTCCGGCACGTGCTCCAGAACGTCGAAGCACGAGAGCACGTCAGCCAGCTCGATCGGCGCCTCGGTGATGTCGGCCAGGACGTTGTAGCCGTCGTGGACGAGTTGCGTGCGTAGCAGATCATTCGGCTCAACGCCCACAACCTCGACGCCAGTCTCCGCGAGTGCCTTGATGTCGTGCCCAGCGCCACAGCCGATGTCGATTGCCGTCTTGGCTTCGCCCTGCCGCGCGACGTGCAGCAACGCTCGCGTCCATGTCTGGCGAGTCGGGTCGTCGTGAAAGACTTCCAGGTCTTCGCCGAGGTTCGGCGTGTTGCGATAGAACTCCAGAATCTCAGCGGGAGTCTGAGGATTCTGCTGATTCCATTCGTCGGCCAGGGTGCGGCGCGCCTTCTCGGCGCGCTCCCCCCACGTTGGCTCAACGTCGAACTCTACCTGAGTCGCCACGCTCAGTTCTGCGTCACTCTGACAATCTGTTGAGCGTTCTGCGTCGGCGGCGGCAGGATGCCGGTCCTGCGGTACTGGTCTGCAATCACCGTGTAGACGATCGCGTTGACCGCCGGCGTTGCCTGGAAGCGAATGTAGCGGTTGGTCGGCCGCCCGACGTCGACGATCGCGACGGCGTTCGCATTCGCCGCCGGAATCTGGGTCAGGTTCGAGTTCGCCACGTTGGTCACGGTGTTGAAACCCGAGTCTGGTGCGGTTTGCACCAGACCGTCGAACGTGGAGTTGACGCCAAACGTTCCGATACTGATCACGAAGCGAACCGCGTCCCAGCCCTGCATATCGATCGCGGTGCCATTGGCGACTGCCGATGCCGACCGGCCGCTGATATGCACCGTCGTCAGGACGGAATCAGAAAGTGATACGTGCTGTGGCATGAGTTACTCCTCAGTGTCCTCCTGACGCCTAGACGATGCCGATTCGGAACGAGTCTGGATTCCAGACCGCGCCTCCGACTCGTTCAAACAAGATGATGCCAGTCTGATCAGTATCCGCAAAGCGCTCGCGCAACACCGTGCTGGTGATCTGCGCTCGCTCGGCGATGATGTACCCAGAGAAGTCGCCGAACAGCAGCACCTTGTTTGCGTCCGTCAGATCGGTCGGCATGAACTCCGAGTTGATCACCGGATAGCCGTCGATCTCTTTGACCGGCATCGCGAAACCCGAGCCGAGCACACCAGGCCAGATGAACCGGCCGCTAGCGTCGACCAGTTTCCTGATCTTGCCCTCGATGGCGCGCCGCATCAACCATTTTGCATTCGCGGTGTACTGCGATGGCAGCGCGTACTCGACGTCGATGATCTTCGGCATGCTGCCCGCGTTCGCCGTGGTGTTGCTGATGGTGTTTACCGTGGAGCCTTCGACGTCCACCGTGGTGATGGTGCTCTGGAGCACGCCGGAGCAGTGCAGCGCCGAGCCGTCACCGTTCACGAACTCGTTGTCCTCGACCAGCGCCATGTTCTCGGCGCCGTTCTGAGCCAGGAACCCGAGCGGGTTCACCACCGCATCCGCGATGAAGTCGTTGCTGAGCTTGGTCGCCACGCGGATCTTCTTGACCGCCACGTCGAAACTGCCGAACGCGGCGTCGACATCGGTGAACGCCGGCGTCTCGCCGGCTACCGAACCAACAAAGCCGCTGGAGAAGATCGAGCCGCCGCCGGATGCGACACCGCCAGTCGTTGCTGATGCCGCTTGCACCATCGGGTACTTCAGGATGTCGCGAGATGTCGGCTGGACACGCGCGCCAGCTCGTCGCATGCCCGCCATAACCGCCTTGCGCGCGAGCAGTTCCGCCTGAATGTCAGGAGGTACGAGAAAGCCGCCCGCGGTATCGGTGCCTTCGGACAATGCCTTTTGCTCGGATGCGTCCAGCCTGGTCCACGCCATGCTGACGTCGTGCATCTTCCCGCATAGCCGGAAGAATTTCTCGTACGCCTTACGGTAGTCGGGCTGGAAGGCTCGCCGAGTGAGCCGGATGAACTCCTTGACGCTTTCGGTGGTGTCGTCTGGCGTTTCGCCGAACAGCACCTCTTCGGTATAGATCGGGTACATGACGCCGAGACTGGTCGGCGCGTGCACCATGCCGTTCTTGACTTCCCATCCGGCCTGACGCAGCGCTTTGTGGCCGTCGTCTTCGCTCTCGCCGACGCCGTGCTGTACCCGGTACTGCGGCGCGTTCAGGAACTCGTCGAGCTTGTTCAGATCGGCCTTGCGTTCGTCGAGCGCTTTCTCAGCTCGGAGTTGTCCGGCGATCTCGGTCGCCTTGGTGGTGATGGCGGTAAGTTCCTGGTCCTTTTCGGGAGTAAGGCCGCCGACGCCGAACTCTTCAATGATCGCCTTGCCGCGTGCCTGGAGGGTTTCCAGATCGGCTCGCAGTTCACGCACGCTCATGCGGATGCCTCCAGGTTGATAAGCGCCAAACGATGCTTGTAGTAGTTCACGCGACGCAGTCCGTCCTCTCCTTCTCTGATAGCCGTGGTCCAGTCGACCTGATGCAGAAGCTTTGCGCTCTCTGCTTTCACGAGATCGAAAGTCCCGTCGTACATGCGATGGCCGTCCTTCGTCTCGATGTGGAACCGATCCATCGCTTTGCGGTCGTCGACCTGGATCAGCGCGAGCTCACGCAGCCTGGTGCCGATCTCCCACAGCCGCGCCGCGGCGCCGTCCTGTGGTCCCTCTTCAACCTGTGATTCGACCTGTTCTGGTTCCATACGCGGGACTCCTTTGGCGGCTGTCAGTTCTGCCTTCTCGGCTTGATCGGCGATGTCGAGTAGCCACGGATCACGTTCAGCGAGCGCCTTCAGTTCCTTGACGCCGATAGTCCGCGGCTCGGCTGGCGTCGGCGTCAGGCTGACTTCGACGATCGGCCATGACGTGATCTCGGCAACTCCTGGCATCGCGCTTTTGGTGCGCTGGACGAGATGCGGCACGCTGCCGGACGACCAGCCGAGCACGCCTTTCTGGACTAGCTCGCGGATCGCGTCGGCGTACTGCTTGGACGCCGTGATCTGCGCTTCGATCCACAGTCCGATGTCGTCGATCCGTTTGGCGACCACGCGACCAACGACGGCGCGTTTGATCAGGTCGTCGCGGCCGTGCTGATACAGGACTGGCGGCGTGTGAGTTAAGCGGTCGAACCAGAAATCGGTCTTCGCGGTAAAACTGTCGCCGACGACGTCCTGGCCACCGAAGACGACCGCATACCCGGCGACCATGAAGGACGAGCCGTTGTCGCTGGTGATCTTGAGTGCGGACAAAGAGAAGCCCCTCGAACCGCAGTAGAGGCCCACGATGCGGTGAGGGGCACGAGTGCTATGCGCGCGTTGGCGCAACTATGGAACGGGCGCGGTCATCCTGTCAACGGGGCTGCGTTGATGGCGTGGCAACGTTCGCATATCAATTCCCACGGCCGCGAGACGTGGTTCGCGAGTTTCCTACGACAGCGCCAGCACCGCGGAGCCTGGTCGGTCACTACCTGCTGCTCGTGCTGCGCGAGCGCCCACGCCTCGGCCACCTCGACGTCCACCT